GCTGGACGGAAGCAGCCCCCGCCAGCAGAAGATCCTGAAGGAGCTGTCTCCCACTCTGCTGTATGCCGTGGCAAAGCCCAGCGCCCCGGCAGAGCTGGTGGAGCAGGTTAAGAGTGGTGACATCACCACCAACAAGCAGTATCAGGAAGCCCTTGCCCAGATCAAAGCCGAGAAAGAGCGGGCCGATGCTGCCGAGACCCGCGAGGAAGAGGCGCGGAAAGCTGCACACGAGTACCACGAAAAGTACGAGGAAGCCGCTGCCATGCGGGCAACGCTGCTGGATCAGCAGGGTGTCTACATTGCCGATATTGACGGCCTGAAAAAACAGAACGCCAAGCTCCAGCAGAGCTACCACGATGCAGACGAGGGCCGCATTGCTGCCCGGCTCCAGTGCCAGAAGGCCGAAGGCGAGCGCGACAGGACCGAAGAGAGAGCAAAAAATGCCGAAGACGCTTTGAAAAAACAGCCCATCACGGCGGTCATCGACGAGGAAGAGATCGACCGACGGGCCGCAGAAAAAGCCTGGGGCCTTGCAGATGCCCGGAACGCCGAACTGGCCAAGGACAACGCCAACCTGAAGAAACAGGTTGCGGCACTCCGTTCCCGCATCAACGATGATGCCCAGGCAGATTTTGAGCAGGCCAACTACTGCGCCAGCCTGATGCGGGCGGCGTGGGATAACAGCAAGGCCAGCTATTCCCGGCTGGTGGGCGAAGATCTGGAAAGCACCTTTCAGACCATCTGCGGTACCCTGAACAGCATCATGGAGGAAGCCTCCCTGCTCTGCCGCCAGCCGCCGGATTATGACGGAGGTGACAGGGATGAATGAGATGTACTGTCTGGATCTTGACCGTTACGGCCCGCCCATGGAGCCGCCCGATGATTACTACTTTGCCCCCGACCGGGAGCCAGAAGAGGAGGAACTGACCGATGACGAATGAATTGACCGTCCGGGTAGAGCGCCCGGTGATCCCGGCCATGAACTGGAACAAGGATGAGGTGCAGAAGAACCTTGACGAACTTCTGGCCTCCTATACAGGCCGTGTGTACACACCTGAATCCATCAAAGATGCCAAAGCCGACCGTGCTGCCGTCAACAAGTGGGACAAGCAGCTGGCTGCTGCTCTGACCGCCGCCAAGCGGCTTTACACTGACCCGTTGGAGGATTTCCAGAAGAGTATCCGGGAGATGCAGTCCCAGTGCAAGAAAATCTCCGGCGCCATTGATCAGCAGGTAAAAGCAGTAGAACAGGCCCAGCGGGAAGAAAAAGCATCCACCCTGCGGCTGGTCTACCGGGACTGCATCGGGGAGCTGGAACCTCTGATTTCTTTTGACCGTCTGCTTGTGCCCCAGTGGCTCAACAAAACCTTTGACCTCGCCCAGGCCGAAAAGGAACTGCGTAAGGCTGTGGAGACCCGGCGGGAGGAACTCCGCCTCATCCGGGAGACCTGCGGTGAAGACGCTGAACCCTGCATTACCGAATACCTGCGGGCCTTGAGCGTCAACGATGCACTGCATGAGCACAGCCGCCGGGAGCACGCCCGTGCGGCTCAGGCTGAGGCAGAGGTCCAGCGACAGGCTGCAGAACGGGCCAGAGCCGCTGCACCGGTCATCATCCCGCCCACCGAGGAAGAGCGTCAGCTGAAAGAAGAGGCTGCACAGGAGGCCCGGAGCAATGCCTTTGTGACAGCTTCCGGGCGGCTGGACTGCGAGGTATTGCAGCAGTTCGCCCTGCCTGGCACAGGCCTTGCACCTGTCCGCAAACGCTACCGCTTCTGGGTAGATTTCACCCCGGAAGACATCGAATGGTTCAAAGCCGAAGCTAAAAAGCGCGGCTTCGCATATGGTTCTGTAAAATAATTGGAGGATTTTACTTATGGCTTTTTCTCGTCCCGGCGCACCTGCGCCCACCATGTCCGCAAATACCACTGGCACCACCACCGCCGCCCGGATGACTGCAATGCAGCAGCGTGCCGCCCAGAGCAGTGCTCTGCAGGCTGCCAGCCCGGCCAAGCCCGTGGAGATCACTTCTGCCGACGGCCAGCACATGACCGTCAGCTTCTCGGATGTCCGCAACTTCATCTGTCAGAAAGCCACCGATGCCGAATGCAAGATTTTCCTCGAGACCTGCAAGCAGTACCGCCTGAATCCCTTTACCAAGGAAGCCTACCTCATCCACTACGATAACAACAGCGAGGACACCCCCAGCACCATCGTTCTGGGCAAGAACTGCTACCTGCAAATGGCAGAGCGTCACCCCAGCTATGACGGCTTCGAGGCCGGGGTCATCATCTTCGATAAGGTGGCCGGGGAGTGCCAGAAGCGGGAGGGTTCCATCGTCTACGAGGACGAGGAACTTCTGGGCGGCTGGGCCAAAGTCTACCGCAAGGACCGCACCCGCCCCAGTTACGAGGAAGTGAAGCTGACCGAATACGACACCGGCAAATCTCTGTGGAAGGGCAAAAAAGCCACCATGATCCGCAAGGTTGCCCTTGTCCATGCCCTGCGGGAAGCATTTCCCTCCACCTTCGGCTCTCTCTATGACGAGAGCGAAGTCCATGTGGATGCCGAGTCCACCGCCGTGGAACTGGACGAAGCTGGACAGGCTTCAGCTCCCCGCTGGACCCGCATCAAGGAAGCTGTTGAACAGGCCGATGCCCTGACCGTGGAGGATGCTGACAGCGCAGACGACCCCTTTGCCGGGGGTGATGAATCGTGATTCTGACCCACAAGACCGGCGTTCTGCTCCACGGGACCCTTGCCAAAGACCCTGTGCTCAAGGACGTGGGCCAGAAGCGGGTCCTGAAGTTTGACGTGAAGGCGCACAGCGTCAAGACCGACACCGGCAGCTGGGAGAGCCTGTATGTTCAGGTCAATGTCTGGCACGGGCTGGACAAATGGGACGGGCTGCTGCTGAAGGGCGATGCCGTCACTGTCTTTGCCCGGGAGCTCAAGAGCCGGGAGTACAATGGCAAGACCTATTACAATGTGGATGCCGACGACATTCAGCCCGGCGGCATGGTGATTTTCCGGTGGATGCAGAATCTCATTGACCTTTGCACAGAGGCCCCGGCACCGCCCGAACCAGCGCTCACTCAGGAGCCAACGCCCTCTGATGAGCCTGCCCCGGTGCAGACCAGCCTTTCCGGCGGGCAGATGTATCCCGGCGAAGACCTGGCCGACTATGCTCCCCGCGCCTCTCAGGCGGCAGCGCATGCCGGGCCAGCCGCAGGCACCCCGGAAGCAGATGCCCTCATCGACGATGATGCGGATGACCTGCCGTTTTAACCACACCAGAAAGGAGTTCAGACCGTGGGCATTGACCCATCCCGTGGCTTTGTTGCCTTTCCCCGCGGTCTGACTGACTGGGAATGGTATTCAGAGCCCAACACTGCCCGCCTGTTTTTCCACCTGCTACTCACCGCCAACTGGCAGGAAAAGCAGTGGCAGGGCATTACCATCAGGCCCGGGCAGCTGGTTACAAGCCAATCTCAACTGGCAAAACAGCTTGATTTGAGTGTTCGGAACATCCGGACGAGCTTAGAACATTTACAGGCGACAGGCTATCTGACAGTCAAAACAGGCTCAAAATACAGCATTGTCACGATAGAAAACTATACTTTGCTTGTTGGCAGTGACAGGCAAAGTGACAGGCAAGCGACAGGCAACCGACAGGCTGCCGACAACAACTTAACAAGTCTAACAAACCAACAAGCTAACAAGTCGTCGTCTGCGGCTGCGCCGGAGCCGGCCGGACGACCGACGACCTCACCCTTGGTATCAGAGTTTGAACAGGATATCGGCAAGCTGAGTGCCTCCGGGAAAAGAGAGCTGACAGGATACGCTGACCGACTGGGCGAGGAACTGGCGCGGGTAATCCTGCGCAAGTGCATTGATGCCGGGGCACATAGCTGGGCCTATGTGCGGAAGGCTCTGATCGAGGCCGAAACCCAGGGCTGTAGGTCTGCCGAGGAGTACCGCATGACGAACCCCATTGGAGCAGGACGCAATAGGCGGGTGGACAGGCCGGAGCCCAGCGGGAATGATTTTCTAAAAAACGCAGCCCGCCGCCGTCCGCTCACCAAGAAAAAGGAGGATTCCAATGTACCGGAACCATGAGCACTACCCCGACCCGACAGCTGGCCGGGCATTGGGCAGCCTCCGACGAAAGGAGAACCAATTGAACACCGGAAAACAGTTCGAGGCAGACTGGAAAAGCTCCATGCCGAAGGATGCCTGGTGCTATCGACTAAAAGACAGCGCGGCCACCTATTACGGCGGCAACGAGAATCTAAGCTTCTCCATTGATAACATCTGCGACTTCGACGTGTACCGCTACCCCATGCACCATTACTTCGAGCTCAAGACCATCGAAACGCCCAGCATCCCACTGGAAAAGATCCTGGGCCGATTCGACCGGGAGCGGCAGAAGTACCACAAGCTCAAACACATCACCGATATGGCCCATGCAGCATCCTTCAAAGGCCAGACCGCCCATGTGGTCATCAATTACCGGGGCAAGGTTAACCGCACCTTTGCCGTACCGGCCAGCGCTGTGCTGGAGTACATGAGCACCCAGACCCGCAAGAGCATTCCATGGCAGTGGGCCGCCCTCAATGGCATTGAGGTGGAGCAGCACCTGCTGCGCGTTCACTGGCGGTATGACGTGGAAGGGCTACTGAGGGTGCTGGAAGGAGGGAGTACAGAATGACCTATATCCAGAAATGTGAGTGGCTGAAGCTGTATCAGGTATCACTTCGCCGCCAGAAAATTCTTGTCCGGCGTATCCGCGAAGCGAAAGACCAGGCCGAAAGCGTCACCCAGGCACTCAGCCCTATTGTCAGTTCTGGATGTTCTGGCGATAAGACTGGCCGCGCCATTGAAATGATGGATGCCTACCAGCACCAGCTATGCCATGAAATTCAGCGCAGTCAGGAGTTGTGTTACACCATCCGTAAGGTCATCGCAGAACTCGAAGACCCTCTTCTGGTAGACCTTTTGGAACTGTGCTACATTGATGGCCTGCATCGTGGACAGGCTGCTGACAAACTCCGCGTCAGTGACCGGCATTTTCGTCGTCTACATCGGCAGGCTGTGGAGGCCCTGAACATTCCAATGAATGCCATTCCTCCGCAATTATGGCCGCGCATGTCCGCTTAACTGTGTTATAACGATACCATCGGCAAAGCCGAAAGGCAGACCGATGCCATGGCAGCTTCCAGAATGTGCCCGTCAGACATCACGTTCTGCGAGCTGCTTCTATTATGCCGCCTGAGCGCAATGTGGTGCGCGTTCACGAGTGTAGTCGTGGAAGGTTCGATTCCAAGGGTGGTTCCAATTCGCCGCCGACCCCGTAGGCGGCACAGCCTGACGCATGGGGCTACATACTCCCCACCGGAAGCTCATGTGGTGGGTGGCGGGATCTCCTTGCCCGCCCTCTGACCTCCCCACATACGCCGGAGGCACCGGAATCCATAGGCGGGTTTCAGGTATTTTCCCGCTGGATGTGCGTCAATTGCCCTGCATGGAAACATGCAGGGATTTTTTATGCTATTTTCTGCCGTCCTGAGGGGCGGCTTTTTTGTACCCTGACGACGAGAGAGGTGGTGACGTGTCGAATGAAAAGAATCTCATTCCGTTCAATGAACGAACGGAGAGCGAACAGAGAGAGATCGCCCAGAAGGGCGGCATTGCATCCGGTGCGGCCCGCCGCCGCAAACGGTCCATGCGTCAGGCGGCTGACTACTACCTGAGCCTGCCGGAGACCGACCGCCGCCGGGTGAATGCCATGCTGCGGGACCAGATTGACCCGGAGGACGTGGATAACCAGATGAGCGTGGTCATGGGCATTGCAACCGCTGCCAAGCAGGGCGATGCCAGGGCGGCCAATGTGTTGCTGAAGATGCTGGGTGAGGAGACCGTACAGGAAGACCCGGGCGCGGATGCTCTGGCAAAGGCCAAGGAGTTGCTGGGAGGTGTGGACAGTGCCATTGACTGAGTTTCAGCAGGAGTACCTGCGCAACTGTTCCCACCGGTGGAACGTCAAGACCGGGGCCACCCGAAGCGGCAAGACCTACCTGGACTGCGCCGTGACCATCCCGAAGCGGATCTGCGCGGCCCGGGGCGAGGGCCTGCTGGTGCTCATGGGCAACACCCTGGGCACACTGGAGCGTAACGTGCTGTCCCTGATGCGGGAGCTCTGGAGCCCCGACCTTGTAGGTGTGATCCGCACCTCGGCAGCAGGCAACGTGGTACAGCTGTTCGGCAAGAAGGTCTATGTCCTCGGCGCTGACAACAAGAAACACATCGTCCGC